TCAGAGCACTTCCTCACATTCCAACACCGGTCCGCTGTTGTGGCCGATCATGCCGCGCTTTGCCTTCTCGCGCCGCTTGGCATTTTCCTTGCGGGTCACCATCTCGACGTGATCCTTTTCCGGCCGCACGCAAAGGCGATTGCGGCAGGCGTGGTCGAGTTCTTTCTTGCCGGGAATATAGCCGTGCTCGTTGGTCCACATGGCGATGTGGACGGCGACGGTCTGGCCGTCGAGAGACATGCGGGGGTAGCCCTTGCCTCGACCGTTCTTGCCTGAATCAGGGCCGGTCCACTCCCAGCAGCCTGTTACCAGATCGATGCGGANGCTCTTCCGATCTATGCTATCGAGAGACATGCGGGGGTAGCCCTTGCCTCGACCGTTCTTGCCTGAATCAGGGCCGGTCCACTCCCAGCAGCCTGTTACCAGATCGATGCGGACCCGGGACATAATCTTCGCGCGGATGCGATCTCGACGGCTGCTCATCCGCGGCGCCTCCACGCATCAAAGGCATTGCGCAGATCCTGCCAGCGCGCAGCTGCGGCCGCGTCGTCGTTCAGCTCGCTGCGCGAGCGGATGCTCAGGATCGAGCGGACCTTTGTCGCGGCCCGATCATCGGTGAGGGGCCTCGCCAGGCCGTGGCACTCCTCGAGGAATTTCTTGAACGCCGGCTCTGCGCATTTCATTGCGCATTCAGCGGCGTNGCGCGATCATCGGTGAGGGGCCTCGCCAGGCCGTGGCATTCCTCGAGGAATTTCTTGAATGCCGGCTCGGCGCATTTGATCGCGCATTCGGCCGCGTAGTCCTTCGGCTTCTGCTGGTGCTGCGGAGGAGCGTGGCTGCGCAGCTCGGCGACCAGGGTGCGATACCGGCCCGCGAGGGCGTCATAGGTCCCGAGCAGCCAAATCAGATCATAGGGCGCGTTCAGCACCATCTCGCTGTCGCCGATCGGCGCGTCGGCGGCGATCGTCGCGATGAGGAAAGTGCCTTCGCTGCTTGCCGCAGTCAGGCAGAGCAGGCCGCCATCGGATTCAATGCCCCAGTCCTGGGTCGCGAGCGCGATCCGATTGCGGATCGCGTCCATGCGCTTCTGCTGCGGGGAGGGCTGCGGGTGGCTCATCAGCGGACCTCGTCGCGCAGCGGGCGATTGGCGACTTGGAGGAGTACGTCTGCATGGCAGGGTGAGCCTGGCCTGCACCAGCAGGCGAGGTTTTTGCCGCGCAGCTCGTGCACGTTCTCCGCTACAAATCGACGGGTGCGCGCCAGCGCCTCGATATCGGGAACGCCGCCGACGCGCAGCAATCCGGCGAGCAGTGCTTTGTAGAGGTCGACGCAATGGGAGGCGTCGCCGTGTTTGCCGACAACGAACGGGTTTCCCCATGGGCCGGGGCGACCGACGTGCATGGCTTCGCGGCCGTTGATCGATTCGGAAAGCGCCCGCAGGTCGAATCCATTGCGGCGGGAAAGCTGGAGTCGGATCGGCTTCGTCATTGGCGAGGCGCTCCAATCACGATTGTCTGACAGTGACCGTTACCTTTGGCGATTGCCTCCGCCAGCGCTCGCGGGAGGGCGCGTTCCATCGCCTTGCGGAGCTCTTTCCGGGTGTGAGGGTCGGCGACTGATGAGAGCACCGCAGCTTGCACAGTGATCAGCGCGCCGCAGAGGGCGTTCATGATTGGCGCATCGAACTGCTTCGCCGTTTCTTGAATCGCCGCGTCGATAGCGGTCGCAAGGATCTGCGCCTGGCGCGCCTCCTCGGCTTTCCAGGCTTTGCGCGCTTCTGGAGCCGGGTTCATCGGCGCACCTCCGGAAAGCTGTTGTGCTCAACGCCGTCGAGGAGGCGGCCGGCGTATCGCTTTCCAACTCTTGACACCGTGTCGTCGTTACGCTCGTCGCACCACATCGGGCTGTAGGGCTCGCCCCAGTGATCGCCCTCCCAGTCCCGGTGATCTATGCGGCTAATCTCGGGATCATCCGGAATGGTCCAGCCCTCTACTGCGCCGACCTGCGGCACCCATTCTCCCCATTGCTTGAATAGGAACGGCACCTGCGCCTCGGCGCACTGGTCGCGCAGCTTGCGCGCCCAATCGGGGTGCATCGGCCGGGCTCCTGCGCCGCTCTCGCCGCCGGCGACAACCCAATCCAATCGGCGCAATCCGTCCAGGTGATTGGTCGCCTCCATTTTGCTTAGCAGTTGCCATGCGGCCCAACGAAAGCTGATCGGCCCCAGCAGCGGCTCGGCGCTGATCCAGCGGACGGCGGCGGGCGTGTCGAGCAGAATCGGGATGCGCTCATCTGCACGCTTTTGATCTTCGATGGATACTCCGAGCCAGACGTTGGGAAGGATTTTCCCCATACTGTCAAAAAGGTCCAGCAGGTCCACGGCATCTTGATGCTCGGCTTCGCTCAGGCCATGCGAGATATGCTCATGGAGCACTTCTGATGCGCGGCCGAAGTTGGCGCGGCGGCCGGTGAAATATTCCCGCATCCGCTGGGGCCTCTTCGTCAGCACCTGAAAGGTGTGCTGTGGCGCAAGCGCCATAACGGAGAACACATGGTCAATCCACAGGTCCGGAACTCCCTCGGCGAAGAGATCGCCATGGGCGCAGACGAAGATCATGCGCGGCTTCGACCAGCGGAGCGGCTGGTCGAGCCACTGGCGGTTGAAGCGCATCTCACCGGTCCAGACCGGTCCGGCCTTGGAGTCCTTCGTCAGCCCTTTGCGGCTTTCGTGGTTCCTGAGCCGCGTGCCGGCGAGCTTCATCGCATAGCAGTTGGTGCAGCCGGGAGAGACGACGGCGCATCCGGTGATCGGGTTCCAGGTGGCGTCCGTCCATTCGATCTTGGTGCCGTCAGCCATCGACCTTCTCCCTGATGACATTGACCTTGCGGATGGCGCCGGCGGGAACGCCGCGGCGTGTGGCGGCGAGCTGGCGCGCGTCCTCGGCGTCGCTCGCGTCGAGATCGAGCGGCGCGATCTCCGGATCTTCGAAGTGGATGCGGAAGGGCAGGAGATCACGCATCGAGCTTCTCCCCGCTAAAACCGGCTGCTTCGTTGACGCACTCCACGATGAAGAGCGCGATCGCCAGGGTGAGATCATGGCCGTGCAGGGCGGCAACCGGCACGACGCTGGCGCGCTGGTGGCGCTTGGCGGCACCGTGGGCGATGGCAAGGGCGAGCGGCTGGGGCATCAACGGCCCTCCTGTGAGAGCCGCTTGTCGAGTTCAGCGACCGCGCGCACTTTCAGCTCGCGGCTCGGTCGGTCGGTGAGCCCTTGCTGTTCCCAGCAAACGCAAAGGGCGATGACTTCGACGAGCTTGCCGGAGGGGGCTTTCGTCTCATCGAAACGGGCGACTTCGAAACGGTCCATGTCTTCGCCCTCAGATCTTCGCGTCGGACGCGTACTGCCATTCCTTGCGGAAGGCCGTGGTGCCGGCCAGCGCTGCGGACATGAGGAACGCGATCGAGAGTGCAAGGATGGCGCAGGCGAGGAAGAAGCGATCGGGGGCCGCTTCGCGCAGCGCCTTGTTGTGTCCGGTGAAATGCTCAGTCATGGCCAGAGGGCTCCAGAGCAGGATGAGATGAAGGGGGAGAGAGTGAAGGCTTGGCCGGCGAGCGCGCCGCGCATGAACCACAGGGGCAGGGGTCCACGGCGACGCGCCCTCTTCGCCATGGCGCTACGCCGCGCGGGCCATGGCGGTGGCGAGTTCGGTGGCTCGCTGGCCGAAGAGCTTGACCTGTCGTTCCGAAAATTTTCCGGTCAGGATCAGATCTCGATCTGTGCAGCCCTCGCCGATCGAGCGCATCGTCTCGGCCATGCGCTCAATGGTGTTCCTGGTGTGAATTCCGCCGTTCGATTGCATGTTGGTCTCCTGGTTCGAGGAAGATGACCTCCCGGCGGCGCGGAGACTCAAGGCCGTGGTTCCCCGCCGCCCNGTGGTTCCGCGCCGCCCTCACTAGGAGGTGATGCGGACAATAATGCGGCTAAATATCCGCTGTCAACCACCGTATGCGGCTAAAGGACCGCACGGTAGTTAATTCTTGATGTGTTCGGCTGCGGCAGCAGCGCGAATCAGAACACAAAAAAACCCGCACTCGCGGGTTTCTCAGCGGCACAATCGACCGGCTTTTATCTGACGGTACCGAATTTGCGGAGCACGCGGCCGACGATAAAAAGTTCTTCGGCCGGCCATTCTTTCTTCGCATGTCGAGGGTTGTCTGAAATCACAGATACGGTCTGCATTTCCGCGCCAGGAGCGCTAGAGACCTCTATGCGTTTTACGACGACGCCGCCAATCTCGTCGAGGACCGCATACAGACCGGGCGGCGAGGGCCAGCGGTGACGCGTATCGATGAATACCACGTCGCCCTCATCCAGAGTCGGCTGCATTGAATCGCCTTGGACGGGGAAGACTGCTACGTCGTGTGCAGACAAACCAAGAGCGGTAAGTATTGGAGGTGGAAGGCGCCAATACTCGCGCACATGCTCGGCCGCAAACGTCATCCCGTGGCGTCCAGGGACCCCCTCCGACACAATGCTTAGTCCTCCCCCACCCATGCCGCCGGTGATGTCAATTTGCGCTGAAGCGTCGGTAGGTATTCCCCGAACGCCTGTCTCCGAGCCAATCGTCATCAGCTGTTCCACGTCCTCCCCGCTCGGATTATCGGGATCGTAGGAGGACACGACCGGGCGCTTGTTGGTCGTCGAGAGCAAGGTCGTTATGGATACATCCAGTCCCTTTGCAATCTTCTGAAGCGTTTCGCCGCGGGGCGACGCGCCTCCTCGTTCGAATAGCTTGCGGAAATAGCTTCGTTCGAGTCCTGCGGCGCGCGCCGCACTCTCGTACGACATGCCCTTCTGCTCGATGATCTCTTTGAGTTTCTCAATCACTGTCTTGCTCATGCGCGGATTATCGTCCGCAGCGTTTGTTTGTGAATGCGGTCTTTCAGGCTTGACAGATGCGGTTACTTAGCCGCATTCATGTCCGCGTGAACTTGAGACAGCAAATCATCGTGGTGGCGGACACCTTTGCCCAAGCGCGCGGGATCGGTCGGAAGCGGGTTTCTACCTTGGTCCTGAACCGAGGTTCGAAGCTCGATGACATCGCGACGGGTGGCGACTTGGCAACGGGTACCTTTGAACGCGCCATGCTCTGGTTGTCTGCAAACTGGCCGGAAGGGGCTGAATGGCCCGCCGGCGTGCCGCGCCCTGCCTTTCAGACGGAGGCGGCCGAATGAAGTTTCCGCAGCAAGGTACCGGTTACCTCCTCCCAACTGGCGGCCTTGCCGGCTGGCAGGGACGCGCCCAGGTTCGGCGCGTCCCTGTCTCTGTTTTTCCGTCTGCCTATCCATGCGGCCCTCCGTGATCTGATGGGCTGACCCTAAGCCGCCAGCGCGCGGCCTTCACGGAATCCTTTCGGTTGATTTTTTCCTTGACCCAAACTCAGGGGTGTTTTCGTGCGTGCAATTTCTGACGAACATGCATCCATCATCAAGGCCGCTACGGCTGCGGCTTACGAGGCGCTGGGTGGAGTGAGCCGGGCAGCCGAGGCGCTCGGAGTCGCTTCCTCGACGCTCACCAAATACGCCTCCATGGGCGAGGAATGGCGCGACAGCTTCATCCGCCTCGATCTTGCCGTCGAGCTAGACCGGCGATGCGATCACCCGTTCTTGCTTACCGCCATGTCGCGGATAGTGAAGGACGAACACGTCTCCAGCTTCGGAGTGGTCACCGCCAGCGCAGTCCTGCGCCTGGATGGCGTTCTCGACGATGTCGTACGTGCGGTCGCTGCGGCGCTCGAAGATGACGATCACATCGACGCTGCGGAACGACAAGCTATCCGCAACCGCATCGTTGCGGCTCAACAATATCTGGCCCGCCTCGACGCCATGATGATGGCGGGTGCCCGCTGATGCATGGCAAACCCAAGAACTCGACCATGACGGTAACGGCGATCTGCGCGCTGTTGCCGGACGACCCGGAAGCAGCCGTCAGCGTCGTCACAGTTGCCTGCGCTGCTGCCGCCATCACGGCTGGGCTCGACGACGAGGCAACGGTACGCGGCCTGCGCGCGGCGCTCATATCCATGCGCGGGAACGGGTTCGGCGACATTGGTCGCAAGGGGGTGCACTGATGGAGCGCGCCACCCTTTCCCCCACGCGCTGGACTGCCAGTGGGCCGGTCGGGACGCGCTGCATCGCGCTGTTGCGGCGGGTGCGGGCGAGCGGCGACGCATACACGCTCATCCGCAACGTCGACCGTGATGCCGTGGTCAAGGCGCTTGCCGCTGGCTTCGTCGCCTGGGTCGGCCGTAGCCGTGACGTCGTGCGGCTGACGGCAAGCGGCGTAGAATATCTCGATCGGCTGGCGAGGGTGGAATGAGGTTTTCTGCCCCGCCCTTAAGCTCCTCCGTGGCTTCGTCGCCTGGGTCGGCCGTAGCCGTGACGTCGTGCGGCTGACGGCGAGGGGCGCGGAATATCTCGATCGGCTGGCGAGGGTGGAATGAGGTTTTCTGCCCCGCCCTTAAGCTTCTCCGTGCCGTCGTCGCTGGCGGGGGCCCCGCCGCTCTCCCGCCAGGTCCTTGTCGAGCGCGTTCTAACGATCTGGCTCCACGAAAACCGCGGCACGCACTCGATCGCCACCGAACTTGGTATCGACGAGGACGAGGTCTGCAAGATCATCGAACAATCGGAAGGAAGAAGGCCGTGAGTGAGCAGCTTCCGAAGCTTGGGCCAAAAGCGCAGCAGATCGTCGATGCGGTGTTGCAAGCGGGTGTCTATCGTGCGGAGAAACAATCCGATGTCGTCGCATGTCGCAGCCTGAACGGCCGCGGGCTGATTGGTCGTGACAAGAAAGATGGTACGGTCTGGTATCCGACGGCGAAGCTCTGCGAGCTTGCCGGCGTGACGCCGCCGGAAATTGGGCAGGGAGGCGAGGGCAAACCCGGCGCGCCAGATTCTCGGGCTCAGCCCGAGCAGGGCGCCGATCGCCCCCCTGCGCCGGCCGAGATCGAGCCTTCGCCGACGGCGGACCTGCCGCCGCTCACGCGCCTGCCGCATCATCCGCTCGCCGCTCTTTTCCCNCGTGACAAGAAAGATGGTACGGTCTGGTATCCGACGGCGAAGCTCTGCCAGCTTGCCGGCGTGACGCCGCCGGAGATCGGGCAGGGGGGCGAGGGCGGAACCGGCGCGCCAGATTCTCGGGTTCAGCCCGAGAAGGGCGTCGATCGCCTTCCTGCCCCGGCCGAGATTGAGCCTTCGCCGACAGCGGAGCTGCCGCCGCTCACGCGCCTGCCGCATCATCCGCTCGCCGCTCTTTTCCCCATGCTACCCGACGACGAGCTGCGCCGCCTCGCCGACGATATCGAGGCGAACGGGCAGCAGGAGCCCGTCTGGCTGCTCGACGGCAAGATCCTTGACGGGCGGAACCGCGAGGCGGCTTGCCATCTGGTCGGGATCGACGCCTGGACGAAGGAATACGAGGGCAAGGACCCGCTCGGCTTCGTGCTCTCGCTCAACCTGCATCGACGACACCTGACGGAAAGCCAGCGCGCCATGGTGGCGGCACGGATCGTCGATTGGGAACGCGGCATCAACCAGAGCACGGCCGGGGATGCAAATTTGCACGCCCGCGAGGCAGGGCGCCGGCTTTCGATTTCCGANATCATCCGCTCGCCGCTCTTTTCCCCATGCTGCCTGACGACGAGCTGCGCCGCCTCGCCGACGATATCGAGGCGAACGGGCAGCAGGAGCCGGTCTGGTTGCTCGACGGCAAGATCCTTGACGGGCGGAACCGCGAGGCGGCTTGCCATCTGGTCGGCATCGACGCCTGGACGAAGGAATACGAGGGCAAGGACCCGCTTGGCTTCGTACTCTCGCTCAACCTGCATCGCCGGCACCTGACGGAAAGCCAGCGCGCCATGGTGGCGGCGCGGATCGTCGATTGGGAACGCGGCATCAACCAGAGCACAGGCGGGGATGCAAATTTGCACGCCCGCGAGGCAGGGCGCCGGCTTTCGATTTCCGAGCGCGCGGTCAAGGCCGCAAAGCGGGTGCGCGACCACGGTGTCGAGGCTCTTTCCGATGCCATCCGCGACGGGCGGATCTCCGTTCATGCCGGCGAGGCTCTGAGCCACCTGGAGCGGGCGGCGCAGGAAGAGGCGCTGCGGCTCGAGGAAAAGGAGATCATCCAGCGTGCCAAGGAAATCCGCCAGAAGCGGCAGGAGATCCGTCACGCCGTGCGGCTGACGCATATGGCGCATGTGGCAGAGGCCGGCTCGTCGACTGCGGGCAAGGTCGACCAGAAGTTCCCGGTCATCTATGCCGATCCGCCGTGGCAGTTCGGCGTGCGCTCGGAAGTGACGGGACGCGAGAAGAGCGCCGAGAACCATTATCCGACCATGCCGACGGATGCGATCTGCGACCTCTTCGACGAGATCGGCGCACCGGCCAAGGCCGACTCCGTGCTTTTCCTTTGGGCCACGAACCCGATGCTACCCGACGCTTTCCGCGTCATGGCGGCATGGGGTTTCACCTATGTGCACCATTGGATCTGGGACAAGGAAGTGGCCGGAACCGGCTATTGGGGCCGCGACCGGCACGAGCTGCTGCTGATCGGTAGGCGCGGCGACCCGGTTTCGCCGCTTCCCGGCTCGCAGCCCGAGACGGTCTATCGCGAGCGGAAGGGCAGACATAGCGCCAAGCCCGATTACTTCGCCGAGCAGATCGAGCGGCTCTATCCCGCGATGCCACGGCTCGAAATGTTCTGCCGCAGCCCGCGCCCGGGCTGGACGGCATGGGGGTTTGAAGCCGCGACAGAGGAGGCGGCTGAATGACTTCCATGCTTCCCATCATCGAGGAACTCGCCGATGCGCCGGACCATATGGCGCGGGCGCGGTGGCTGCTCGAAGTCCCGCTCGCGGTGATCATCCGCGACCAGGTGACCATCCACCGGCTGCTCTCTGCGGCCGGTTTTCACGAAGGCCTTGCCTACTTCGCAGCCGAGATCGCGGCGCTTTCGGCGACGCGCGGCCGGGACGGGTTGGCGCCGAACACAATCCGCATGACGCGGGAACACGCCCGCATTGGAGTTCAGATCATTGCGCGCGGTGGCGCGGAAAAGGGGGCGGTTCTATGATGAAACTAGTACGCGACAGCAATGCCAATTTCCTTGGCGGCTTCAACAAACGCCCGGCGCGCCAGGTAAGAGGGGGATTGGCCAATCAAAACGTCGGCGCACGTCTGCACGGCAAATGTGTACGCCAACCCTTTTACTGCCGGCCATCGCTCACCCAACAGTGTGGCGGCGCTTCGCGTCGTCGCGACACTTTCAATAAAGCCTGTGTCCGGCAAACGGACGAGCACCGCTTCACTCCACGGACCGACATTCATGGCGAGCCTCAATTGCGCGATGCTGCCCAAACGTTCCGTCAGTTGAATAGTTCCGGCAGAGAGCTTGTGAGCACACCGTTGGCCCAAAAGGCGGCTTTATGGAGCGTGGAATGAGCCAGGAAGCCACAATCCGGCGCGGTGTGCGCAATGCGCGCTATGCGGCAATACCGAACCATGTCTTTGAGGATGCGCGGCTGTCGATGGAAGCAAGGTGGCTCTTGAGCTACCTGCTCTCCAAGCCAGACAACTGGACCGTCGTCATCGGCGATATCATCAAAAAGGGCAATTGCGGGCGCGANCGGCGCGGTGTGCGCAATGCGCGCTATGCGGCAATACCGAACCATGTCTTTGAGGATGCGCGGCTTTCGATGGAAGCAAGGTGGCTCTTGAGCTACCTGCTCTCCAAGCCAGACAACTGGACCGTCGTCATCGGCGATATCATCAAAAAGGGCAATTGCGGGCGCGACAAGGCTCGCAAGATGATCGCCGAGTTGGTCGACATTGGTTATGCAGAGCGCGAACAGCAGCGCGAGGACGGCAAATTCGGAGCTTCCGTGCTCGTGATCTTCGACGAGCCGCGCTGCGCCACCGCCGCTGAAAACGCTGCCGAAGCGTCTGGTGTTGCAATTCTACCGCAGACGGATTTACCGGCGACGGCATTACCGGCGCCGGTTTCGCCGGCGCCGGTAAAATCGGCACATAGTAATAACTCAGATTCAGCAAATACTGATTATCAGATTCTGAGAGAGGGCGGGCGCGAGGCTCCGGAAGATGGGCAGGAGCCGGAAGACCCGAGGAAGATCGACGCCGCCTTCTGGGCGCTGGTGAAGGATTGGCCCGGCTTCGCCGGCATGCCGAAAGAACCGGCGCGGAAAGCTTGGTTCGCTCTGACGGCTGACGAGCGCCGGGAAGCGTCCGAGCGCTTCGCGCGGTGGCTGCAACTGCTGAAGGCGCAGAAGAAATCCCACACCCCGGCACCATCGACCTACTTCGGCGAAAAGCTCTGGATGGACGTTCCTGCGCACGATGAGGCGGCGAAACCTGCGAACGCCATGGCTGCGCCGTTCGGCAAGCTCTGGTCGGCAACGCGGCTCGCCGAGCTGCTGCTGCCGCCGACTGGCATCGTCGCTCCGCCGACGAAGTTCGAGCAGATGCAGATCGATGCCGGGCAGGTGTCCCTTGCGGACGTGATGGCCGAGAAGCGCATGCGCGCCGGATGGCCGTCGGTAAACAGCATGCAGGAGCGGGCACGCTCGGCGCAGGGCTCGATGTGCCCGCTGGCGCTGGAAGAGGCGGGGCAGGGCTTTCAGGCGGTGAAGCGTGACGGCGATCTGCTTGCCGCG